CGCGGCCGCCAGGTAATAGGCAGTCGAGCTCGCGTCGTCCAGGCGCGCGTCACAGACCAGCGTAAACGCGCTCGCATACGGGTTCGCCGCGCTGCCGCTCGCCTTGTTGGCCGCCGTGTCCACGGACAGCGGAGTCGTAAGCTGAGCCAGGAACCTCTTCGCCGCCAGCTTCAGCGCCACCGGCACGATCAGGAACTGCGGCTGGATATTCAGCCGCTTCTTCTTGTCCGGCCCCTTCTGGGCCGCCATGGCCAGCTCCATCGTCGAAACCGCGCTGATCGTCGCCTCGAAGGCGTCGAAACTGAACGCGGCCGCCGTCTGCAGGTTGCCGTGGTCCTTGGCGAACAGGGCAGTTCCGTCTCCCATCACGGAATTCTCGACCAGCGGCGCATAGGCCACGTCGCCCACCAGACGCTGGGCCGCGGCGCCGCACTCGCGCGGCGTATCCGTCAGAGCGCCCAGCTCGTCGTTGATAATAGCCTGGCGGGAAATCGCGAACATGCGGCCGAACGTGCCGATCTTATACTGCTCCGACTCCTCCGAACGCTTGCCGTACTTATACTCGCCGCCCTCCGGCACCGGCAGCAGATTGTCGCCCTCGCCAACGCGCGCAGTCGTATAAGTCTTGAAATCGGAAACCACGCCCGAATCGTCCACCCAGGCCAGGTAACTCTCGGGCTCCTCGTTCCAGCCCTCCTGCAGCGAAAGACGAGCCACGTCGCCCAGGATCACCGGGAAATCAGTAGTCGTCAGAGCGCGGCCGATCATCTCGCGCCTGTCGGACGGAGCGTGCGCGCCGGCACGCGTCAGACACTCTTCCGCTACGCGCTCCAGGCGGAAACTCCTCAGCTCCTCGGCTCCGGCCGCCGGAGCCTGTACCGTGCGGCCGCCGCGAAGCAGCAAAGCGTCGCGCGCCGCGCTGCGGAACTTGAGCGGTTCCTCCTGCCCGACCTGCACATTTACAGGATGCTCGCGCGCCGCCAGCTGCTCCAGCACAGCCGCGCGCACCGCGTCCACGCTCGAACCGTCAGTGATATACGAACCGAGATCAAGAGCGAACTGACGCTCCATCGCGCGGATCTCCGAGCAGCGCGAAGTCTCCGCCGCTCTCACCGCCGCCTCGTCTACCGCCGGAGCGGCCGCAGCCGTCCCCTGTTCCGCCGCCGTCTGCACGGCCTCGCGGACCTCCGCAGGCGCAGCCTGCTGCGCCGCCTGCTGAGCGGCAGCCTGACCCTTCATCTTCTCTTTATCCATCTCAACATCGCTCCCTTCGTCTACGTTCAAAGAACGCCCCACGCCGACGGACGGATCCGCCGGCACCGCCACGATCGAAATCTCAAGAGGCTGCCAGCGCGAAGCCACGTAGCACGGCCCCGTAAAACGGCCGTTCGACGACACGCTTCCCGTGCGCACTTCCTCCCAGTTGTCAACCATGTAACCCACCGAAACGCCCCTCAGCGTTCCGGACACAACCTTCTGCCAGACCTTCTCGGAATCCTCGTCCGCGTCGAACTGCACCACTGCGCGGCCTTTGTGCTCCGCCTCGTCCAGCGACACGGACCTCACCGCGCCGATCACGGCGCTCGCGTCGTGATTGAACAGCAGCACGCCCATCTCCTGCAGCCGCGTCATATCCACGGCCCCTGCGTCGTGCGACAAATACTCCATCTCGCCCCAGCGCTCCACGCCCGTCTCCGAGCTGAAAGAAAGCACCGCCGTGCGCTCCTTCTCGTTCACGGCGCCCTTATCGATCGCGGCCACCCGCGTAAAAGTCTGACCTGCCTTGAATTTCACCGTCTCACCCCCAACAAAAAAAGCGGCCGCAGCCGCTCTCCTATTTGCTTCTAAACCCTGGCCGAGCTCCAGCCCTGCCCTTGACCTACTTTGTGAAAACGCCAAACAATAACCGCAAATAATCTCAGCGCCGGGGAAAAAAACCTTAAATTAGAAGTTTTTTAACAAATTCACGCTTTATATTTATACGACATCCAGCCCCCGCGTTTTATTCGTTTCCTAAGTCTTCATCCCCGCCGTCCCCCTCTCCGTCGTCCTCGCTGCCCGCCGCCGTTCCCGTCCCCGTGCCGGCGGCCTGCTCAAACTCACCCAGCAGCTCCTTCATGAAAGCCTTCTCGCGGGCACGCTGCTGCACAGTCTCGCGCCAGTCCAGCCCCTTCGAGGCGCAAACCTCCGCCATCGTCGTGATATTGTTCGCCAGCTCCTTCTCCGTGGCCTCCACTTCCTTCAGCGGATCCACCCACTGGCGCGCCGGCGGCACCCAGCGCACGCGGTTGTACTTTTCCGGCGCCGAAAAATAATCGCGGATCTTCAGCTTCCCCGACAACACCGACGCCGTCACGAACTTAGCCCACAGAGGATCCAGCACCTTATCTACCAGCAGCTGCCGCAGCACCTTGTAACCGGCCTCGTCCTCCAGCACCGCCGAGCGGCAGCTCGAATAATTCGTCTTCGAAACGTCGCGCGACACCGACTCGTAGCTCTGGCCCATCCCGGCTCCCACCAGCCGCTGCTGCAAGCTCACGAAATCACCGGCCGCCGTATTCGGATGAGTCGGAGACGCGAAATCCACCCGCGCGTCGCCCAGGTAATTGATCATCCCAGGCTCCAGCCGCGTCGCCTTCTTCACGCCGTCCTCGTCCGACACTGTGAAATTGCGCCCCACCCGCGGCTGCGCGCCCGACGCCCCTTCTGAGACGAACGCCGCGAAACAGGCAGCGATGCGCGCCGCCATCAGCTCCGCATCCATATACTCGCCGGAATCGCGGATCGCACCCATGCTTTGAGCGAACATCGACATTCCGCGCACCGCCTGCGGCCGCGTCTTAATAAACAGCGGCAACACCCGCGAAGCCTCCACCCGCGTCGCGTTACCGACCGCGTTCAGCCCCGGCGTCATATTCGACGTGTAAAACCAATACGCAAGCGGCCGGTAATAATCATTCACCTCGACGCCCGCCACGATCGTGCGGTCCTTCACTCCAGGCAGCCAGCCCGCCAGAGAATCAGGCTCCACCAGCTGCACCGACAGAGGCAGGAACTCTCCGGCCGAAGACGTCAGCGCGAAAATCTCCCCGTCGCACACCATCCTGCGGATCAGCATCCGCTGCAAGCCGTAAAATGAATCGCCGCCCGTGATATCGCAATTCTCCGCGCGCGACCACACAGACCAAAGCTCCTCGATCTGAGTATTCAGCGCGTCGTCCTCGTCGCCGCCCTCGACCGCAACCTTCGCCTGCGGCCGCAGGCCCGTCCCCACCACGTGACGCTCCATCGCCAGCAGCACCGCCGACGCGATCGAATTGTTCCGCTCCAGATCGCGCGCCCGCGCGCGGATCCGCTCGCGATACCCCGCGTCAGTCTCCTCCGGCCTCTTATTAACAGCCGTCCAGCCCGAACCGTAACGATCCGGCCGCGCCGCGTCGTAATTGCGCTCCAGGCTTATGCCCTCCAGCTGCGACCGCGCCGCCATCCGGCGCGCAGCCGTCGCCGGCCAGGCCACTCCGATCAGCCGGTCCAGTCCGAATCCCAGACTACCAAGCAACGACACGACAATCCCCTCCCTCTGAACCGGAAGAAGAGGAAGCGGAATCCTCCGCCGCGATCTGGGCCCTCAGCTCCTTGATGCGCTTCTGCACATCCGCCAGCGAAGCGCGCGTGATCTGCAGGCCGTTGTCCAGAACGGACTGACCGCCCTCCAGGATCCCCTTCTCCGCCGACTCATATAGCGCCAGCTCCTCCGCCAAAGTCATAAAATCAACCCCTTATCCCAGCCATCCGGAGCGACCTCCGAGCCAGCTGCTCTCTTCCTTGTCCTTTGCCGCCGGCGCGGAAGACCCCCTCACCGCGGCACGCTCCTCCTCTGTCGGCAGATACTGCAAATTCAGCATCCGCGCGGCCAAAGCCGCGTAGACCTCACAGTCCAGCCAGTGGTTCTGCGCGTGCGACCGTATCAGCTGCCATTCGCGGTGCACCACCTTCGTCTTCGGATCCGTCACCAGCACCTTGTGCTCCGAGGCGATCTGCTCGGCGTAATCGCGCCCCGTTCCCCGGAACAGCGACCAGCTGCCGCGGCTGCCCGGCTCCTTCGCCATGCGGCCGAAGAGGAAATCCTTCAGCAGCGAAGTATTCGCCTCGATGCAGATCAGCCCCTCGCGCTCGCGCTTGTCAACAGCGTGCCGCACGTAATACCCGTCCAGCTGCCGCGACGAACCCTTCACCGGCATCATCACGTCCGAATAAACGGTGCAGGCGTCGTAAACCTCGTCCGTCCGGTAGCCGCAGTCAGTCAGTCCGAAAGAGATCTGACACACGCGCCCGTCCGCAAAGCGGAACACCGGATCCACGATGTGATGCAGCAGACCGCCCTGCAAATCGTCCCCGTTCCAGGAATCGAAATGGCCGTACTCCACCAGCCAGGAAGTCAGCGACGGTCCCCAGGCGCGCACCACGTAATAGACCTGGTCCTTCTGCACGTCTGCGCCGAAAGTCAGCGCCACCGCCCCGGCCGTCACCGTCCCGCGCTCGTAAGAGCCGCAGCTCTCCAGCACCTTCTCCGGCTCCGCCTTCGCGGCCGTCTCGCGGAACGGCTCCGCCAGCCACGAATTTATAAAGTTCATCAGGTCCTCCGGAGAATCCTTCGACTTCAAAAACTCCGCCGCCACCTGACCGAAAGAAACCTGCGGAGAGTAAATCGAATTCCAGTGGAACCCCACCCGCTTCGGCGCCAGCGGCGCGTCTCCGGAAAGCTGCCACTCGCCCTTCAGCAGCATCGCGTGCTTGTTCTTGTCCTCGATCTCGCCGCCGCACTCCGGGCACTTGTACACCGCGGCAGCCTCCACCGAACGCAGCAGCTTGCGCCGCAGCTCCGGCTCGTCCGTGTTCCGCAGCGCCTCCGTCAGCTCCTTCGGCCACACGATGCCGCCCAGCTCGAAGTTGAAACTCTTCCCGCAGTGCGGACACGGCACGAAATAGCGATAGACCGCGTCGCACGACTCCAGCAGCTTCCAGATATTTCCGGAATCCAGAGTAGGCGTCGAAATATACATGATCTTCCTGTTCGCGAACGTCTTCGTGCGTTCCTTGCCCAACTTCAGCGGCGAAGCCTCGCGCCCCGTAAACAGCGGATACTTGTCCACCTCGTCGAAAATGATGTAGCGCACCGGCCGCGACGCCAGAGCCGCCGGCGAATTCGCCCCCGTCAAAACGACATACATCCCGCGGAACTGCAGCTCCAGCATGTCCGACTCGCGCTCGCGGTAAACCTCGCGCAACGCCGGCGAGCTGGACACCATATCCTGGAGCCTGTTCTCGGACGTCCACTTCGCCACATCCTCATTTGAGTAAACGCAAAGCGCCGAGCCCGGATCCTGCGCGATCGAATAGCCGAGACAGTTGAAAGCCGCCTCCGAAGCGCCGGCCTGCGCTCCCTTGCAAAGCACGATCTCCTCGACGCCGGGCGCCGTCCAGGCGTCCATGATGCCGCGAAGGTAAGGAGTGTAAGCAGTCCGCCAGGGTCCCGGTTTAGCCGAGATGCGGGGCGTCAAAACGCGATACTTGTCCGCCCACTCGGAGACAGAGATCCTCTCCGGAGGCCTGCAGGCGTCCCGCTCGTCCTCAGTGCAAAGGATCCTCATACCGGCCACCCGCAAAGTTCAGGCTCAGCGCTCTCCTGCTGTACTGCCGTCGCATCGTCTTCTGAGTCCGGCAGTCCGACAGCCTCGTCAATGTCTGTATTCAATAGCTCGTTTGCCTCATCGAGAAAAGATTCCAGATGGTCGATGGTATCTCTTAAATTTTCGGTGCAAAGGAAAATATTCCAAGTCAGAAACTGCGCTCGTTCAATCTTTTTCTGCGTCAGCATCTTCCATATCCTCGTCCTCGTCGGCCGGCAGCGCCGCCAGACTCTGGTCGTCAGCCCCGGAAGCGGGACCGCCGAAGAAAGCATCGAGCTTCTCGTCGGCGACAGCTGCGTCACCGCGCGGCGTATATGGCCCGTCCCTGGAGAAGGCCTCCCACAAGTTGCGGATCTCGCCCTCCAGCTGTTCCTCTATCTCCGCGCGCGACATCCCTTCCAGGATGCCCGGCAGCGTGTGGATCCACGCGAACATATTCACGCGGAACACCGTCAGCCGTTCCGCCCAGGAGAACTTCACATCAGTGAACGGCACGAAATCCTTTTTCATGACCTGCAGCCGGATCTTTTCCTGCTCCGCCTTCGCCGCCTTATACTCGGCCTCGGCGCGGATCTTCAGCTTCGGCCAGGACTCCTTCGACTGCTCCGCCGCGGCGCCCTGTTCCACGCCCATGCGCCATTTGACGACCTCGTCCAGGTCCCACCACCCGCGCTCGCTTTGCGGACAGCCTGCCTTGCCCCAGAGGCGGACAGCCTCGCGCGAAACGCCGAACACCGACGCGCAGCGGCTGGTAGTCACGATGATCTTGCCGCCCTCCAGCCTGACATTCTTAACGCTCACGCTTCCGCCTCCTTGTTCACCTCAGGCCACTGCCAACCCGAAAAAATTTCCAAATCGAGGTACACCCCGCGCCCCACGCGACCCCTGATAGTTCAACGCTAGGAAGGACCCGCTACCCTATGATGATATGTATGGGAATCAAAGAATTCCTGCTTGTATAAATACTATATGTAACTTAATCAGATTAACATGGAAAGAAATCGCGCTTTTTAATTTCACTAATTAAAGCACAAGCGAATGCTACATAATTATTCTTACTACTATACGAACGCTACATAATGAGCTCATAAAACATTGACACTTAGCTGGCACAAATTAAGTCAGTTACATGAACGCCACTATTGTCATGACTTCCTTAATTCTCCAATGTTCTATAACGTAGTTCTGTGCTGTTCAGACCAGAGCCAGAAAGCCCAGATTCTCACGCTTTCGAAGTCATCTCAAGGTTCTTCGGCCCGTTGTCGTTTTTAGAAAGGTTAATAATAGTTAAAGGTTTAATGCCCTCATCGACGCGTCTATCTCATCACGCTTGATGCCTATGTAGGCAAGCGTTACATCCGGACTTGAGTGATTAAGCATGTATTGAATACGAGTAATATCAAGGCCAGACATGTACAGGAAGTAACCAAAAGTTTTCCTCATCGAATGTGTCCCGATTGATTCATGAATACCGACTGCTCTGGCCGCTTTATTGAGTGTTCTATACGCGGTGTATCGGCTGATAGAACGACGTCCGCGGCCCTTTCTGCTGGGGAACAGCGGTGCATTCGGTGAAGACGTCAGGTCTTTTGTGATCACATAATCACGCAGCGCCGTTCTGGCGGCAGGATTCAGCAGCACATCTCGCAGTTTGGACGTCTTCTTCTCAGAAACTTCCAGACGATCGACAATCTTCGGTTTGCTCGACGCCTGATCCAGAACGTCTGATACATGAAGCGCCAGGATATCTGATATACGCAGACCTGTATTAACGCCGACGGTAAACAGCAGCCAGTCGCGAAGGCTGTGTTTCTTGAGCTCCTGCTTTATTCTTTCGACGTCGGCTTTAGTTCTTAGCGGCTGAACCTTTTTCATAAGATCACCACACAATACATATTTTTTATCCGTACACATATTTCATACTTGACAACAACGCAAAAGGAGTATAAAATATACGCATAAAGACGGACGGAGGTGAACACGATAAACCAGAAACAAGTTGTTGCGCTGCTTAAAAAGGCAGGATGGATCGAAACAGACAGAGGCAACGGCAGCCACAAGTTCATGATCAATCCATCCACTGGAGCAACAACGACGGTCCCCAAGAGTAATGAAATTCCCAAAGGGACACTGGCTGCAATAAGACGCCAGACAGGCATACAGGAAATACGATGAACAACAGCCGGGGCGGCGCACCCGCTCCGGCACTAAAAAATAAAATTTATACTCGTAAACGAAAGGAGAACAATCATGCTCAAAAAAGACCTCGCTGTCTATCCGGCAGTCTTCGACTACGCAACTGACGGCATTACCGTCACATATCCAGATCTGCCTGGTTGCATCACTTGTGCGCAGAATCAGGATGAAGCCGTCTATATGGCAAAAGACGCGCTCGGCGTTTGGCTGGCTGGGAACGAGGAACTCGGCAACACGATCCCGGATCCGTCAGACTCGCGTAATATCAAACTGGAAAACAACCAGTGCGTCATGCTCGTCGACGTGTGGCTTCCCATCTATCGCGAGGAGAAGCACGCAGGCAGCGTCAAGAAAAACGTCACTATCCCGATCTGGCTGAACTCTCTGGCCGAGAAGCGCAAACTCAACTTCTCGCAGGTGCTTCAGGCAGGGCTCAAAGCTTCGCTCGGCATCCAGGACAGGTAACACGAAAAACAACGAAAAAGCCGCCTTCATAACGAGGGCGGCTTTCATCTATGCTGCGCTTATCAAAACAGCCCCGCGATTTTCTCGCGAGGCCCTTGATGATAACATTATATCGTATTGACAAAGCGTTAGTATATACGTTAGTGCGGAAACAGTTTTTTTATTTTATACTTCTCACTGTTTCCAGGATGATATGTCAGGTTCCAACCATCAGAATAACTCCAGCTTACCAGATACAGAGCGATCGAATCAATAACCTGGTTGCGACGGTTCCTCACCGTGCGCTCCGTTACTCCATCATAGCGATCTCCAACGATCTTTCCCATGCCGCCCTGCCCGTCACGAATCCTGCCACCTGGACGAATGAACAGCGCATGAGACTCGAACATTCCCCACAGCTTTGGCCAGGTGCGTCTGTAGTCTCTCATCGTTGAGGCTATCTTCTTCCAACCACCAAGGCAGTCCACTATTTCGTCAACCTTCTCGGCCGATGACAACACGCTCTCCGCATACGGCACCTTCTCGCCGCCGTCGATGTGACAGCCGTACTCCGGCGCCGCCGGCCGCGGCAGCACATCGGCTATCTCGGCGGCGCTCGGAGGCTCGGCGGCCCCCAGCAAAATCAGCAGTCCGTTGTCGAACGACGTCAGTATGAAGTTGATCAACCATTTGGCCTCGCTGACTTCGACAGACATAATCTATGCCGCCTTCCTATTTTTTCTGTAATCACTCACGCCTGTGAGAAATACGAACTCGCACATTTCGCAAAGTCTGCTGTACACTCTCGCGCCCACGCCGCCGTCACTGATTGCCTTTTGAATATCCGTTTCGCCAACTGCGTTCGTGCTCATAATGAGCTGCCGCTCATGCGAATATCTCTCGTTCACAATGGTGTACAAGTTTTCGTCGCGGAAGTCGGTCATGCGCTGTGTACCCATATCGTCCAGGATCAACAGATCGACGCCGATCGCACGCTCCATGGTTTCGCTTACAGTATTGCTCATCACCTCGGCGTGGATGTTAGTCAGCATCCTGGGGACCGAGGCATAAAGCACGTTTTTCCCGGCCTTGAGAAATTCGAGCCCTGCGGCAATCGACAGATGTGTTTTGCCGGAGCCCATATCTCCGCCAAGCACCAGGCTGCGGCCACTTAGAAGCAACGACTGCGCCAAGCCTTTGGCAGACCTCAAAGCCCTGCACTCGGCATGAAAATTCTCGAATGTCCTGTCGCGCCAGTTAAGTGGGATCTCCGAAACTTTAAAGGCATCGTCGGCGGCCATTTCAGTTTTCTGGTCGCTTTCGCGCTCGCAAACCACAGCGCGCACCTCGTATCCAACAAAACCAGACTCTTCTGTCTTCACGACCGTCAGTCTGGCGTGTGAATGTTTGCACTTCGACGGATCGAGACAAAAGTTACAGTCCCGTTCCAGCCTCATAGCTGAGTAAATATCGAGGAGCTGTCCGTCGCGCAGTAGGTTAACGTCGACAGGTCTCAATTTCGGGTTTTCGTTCATCCATGCAATAGCCTCGTTCCACATGTCCACACGCTGCTGCTCACGCTCAGCAGGCGTATCGTGTCTGATTTTGTCAAGGATTGCCGATATTTTGCTTTGCACCGACGTCTGCATTGCCGCTACCTCCCCATTTCGCCATGATAGCCTCCTGATACCTTTGCTCAGCTTCCGACAGTCCGTGTTTGCCTGCCGTAGGCGGCTTATCCTTCCTTGGTTTAAACGCGGCTCTCAGCGTAGATGGCTGGTGTTTAAGCGATTCCCAGATATATTCAAACGTCAGGCTTGCCGGCGGCCTGCCCTTGAGCTCAAACCGGGCGGCCGCCACGTCAATCTCTTTGATTACCCGCAGCGGAGTATGGAGACGCGCCAATTCTTTCAACGGCCGGATCTCTTCCGCGACAAGTCCGCCTTCTCGACCAGTGACGGAAAGCAAATGAGTGACGGCCTCTTTCATGACGGCAGGGACAGACATCATCACCGTCTCGGGCTTGAGAGACAGCCCCAGTCCTTTGCATTCAAAGTTGATTGCCTTTTGAGCATCGGCGACGTCCGTCGCCTCTACCGTAGGTAGAGTATTATTTTCTAGTTCTTTGGTTATAGATTCGTACTGTCGTTTTTGGCAGTCTGGCTTTGACAAATTGTCAGTCTGGTTTTCCAGACCGTCATTTTTGTCAGTCTGGATGCTTGGCAACTTATTTATAAGGATGTACCTGTTATGTCCCTGCCGGCCATTCTTTTGCCTAGTTCTGACAACCTTTAACGCTCCGCGATTCTCAAGCGCTTCGATCGACCTGTAGACAGTACGCTCAGAACAATTGGTATAAAACGCGATCTGCGAAGTTGCCGGAAAACACGTCCTGCTTTCCCGAAAGGCGCCATAGACATAGCAGCAAAGCGTAGCATACACAGCTTTGTCAGTGGGGGATAAGATTCGGTCAAGCTGGACATCGGCGCTCATCTGTAAAAAACGAACGCCATCCTCTGTCTCTACTTCAAATGTGTCTTCCAGGACTTCTTCATTCTGCTTCATGACAGCTATTTCCAAGAGTTTTATCCAGCAATCCGGGATACCTTCTGTCCAGGCATTCAACAAACTCGGCAGCAACTGCTGCTACCTGGACAGCTTCCTTTAACATATTCTCCTTGCCGCCTAAATGCTTCTTGTCTGAGTCGTTAAATGTTGATTCATTTACTGCCTGGCACAACTCTCCAAATTCTTCACCAAGCAGGCTCATCCATAGTATTGGCTCATGATTTTGATCGCCCCATTTATTGTCTTGTCTGTTACGTTCATCACGAACAAGATCAAGGGCTTTTTCCTGCCTGCGGATATATTCGAACAGGTCGTCAAAATCGTCTGTGTTTGGAGTGCTGCGTGTATGTTGAACAACACTAGTTTCAACATTTTGAGCAGTATCTGCTTTGATTTTATTGTTTTCGATTATCTCATTCAACTGGACAACAGCCTGCGACAAGCAAAAGACATGCTTCAAGGCATTGGTCTTTGGCTGAAAATCGCGGTATTGATCAATCCAGAATTTCGCAAGACAGACAGCCTCTTCTAATCCTTTTTTTGACAACATCATTCTGCACGACCTTTCAAAAAAATTCTCTCATCAGGGCAATTGCATCCCTGATTCCCTGTTTGTAGGCGCCGTCGACGATCAGGCACCAGTAACCGTTGTGCGCGCTTTCGTAATTCAAAAGCGGCTTTATGTGTTCTTCACCGACAAGTTTTTTGAGAGCTTTATAGGCTTCGTCTTCCTCCCTGGTCCGCTTAAGGTACTCATCGTGGAACTCGCTCAGCGCGTTGTCTCTCATATCCATTTCGACGTTGCCGACTCTCTCGTAGGAGAACTCCTTGACCGCGTTTGTAAACGTCTCTGACAGGTAATGCGACTGCGACATAATTGGCACCTCCATAAAACGTAATTGATTGTAATTGAATATTACACATCATTTGTGATTATGTCAATTACGTTCAATCACCAATTTGTGATTATGATTATGTAGAATGTAATTAGAGGTGATTGTTATGCCACGCGTTACCCGACAGATTCGCATAGATGAGCCGCTCGAAGTTCGTATTCAGCAGATAGCCGAGAAAGAAGGGCGCACATTCAGCAACTGCTCTAACTGGCTGTTGACTCAGGCTGTTGCAACTTATTGCGAGCAGCATCCAGAGCTTGCGAAATCAGACGATTAATGATCCAAGAGCGGCTGCGGTCTTCGTTGAGCGCAATCTCGTCAATCCACTCAAGCAACGACGGTTCCACTCGAATTTGAATTGTTGTCTTTGTAGCTCTGACTTTTTTCTCCATCACAAACCCTCCTTGAAAGGCGGCTACAATTATGCAGATTATTAATTCAAATGAAGAATTTACATTAACAAACACATATTCCGGCGACTTAACTATTATGCAAGACGCTTCTTTTATTCTTCGAGGCATACTTACAGGCAGTTTATTAGTAAAAGGCAGTGCTAATATTTACGGCATTGTCAATGGCAATATCGAAATTTCCTCAACTGGCAGTGTCAGCGTTTACGGAATAGTCAACGGTAACATAGTCAGTGACTCAAACGATTCAACAGTTTTAGGAATTGTCAATGGAACTATCTCGCCTAATATCACCGTTGTTAAAGGCGCAATTATTGACGGACATATTGCTGATTAGGAATAAATTAATAATGGTACCTGGAGCTGTACACATAATTTCTTGCTTTATAACGTGTTTACGATGATCATAAAAATGTTTGGCGTGAAGTCTTTTACTCATCATGCAACCTTCTTTCCGAGGAATTTATCGGTGAAATAGACCTGGCCTTTGCCGGTCACTTTTACTGTGCGCGTGATCAGCGTCGAGCCATCAGGTTTGGTGATGGCCGTCTCCTTGACGCGGAAAAGGCCGAGTTCCATTGACTTCTGGGTTGGCATGTTCCAGGATGACCCCTGCTGCCTGATGAGATAGCCGTTATCGCGCAGCCACTCGAACAGCCTCTTCTGACCGATTTCGATCTTGTTCTGCCGCAGCAACTTGGCCAGGTCGCCGATGAGTATCTCCGTATGGCTGGTGGCGACGGCGTCGGCGAATATCTCCTTCGGGCGCATTTCATTGACGCGGTTTGCAAGTTGGGCAGTTTTGGCCTTAAGACGTTCAATGCTTCTTTGTGCAGCCAGCAAACCGCGGGCAATGACGGCTTCGTCCGTGTCGCCTGCGTCAACAGCCACATAACCGCCATCTTTGCGTAAGGCAGGCAGAACGTCGTGAGTCACCCAGCGTTTGAACTCTCTAGCCTCTGGTTTGCGTGAGCGAAAAATCAAAGAGTAAAGGCCCGGTTCGGTTACGATCAACACCTCTTGTTTTCCGCCAGGGGTGTCGGCAATAGCGACACCCTTTTCGTCGTCGTCAAGATCAGATATAGCATCCCGATAATTTTGGATGTCAAGGACAACGCATACGTCTTTAGTAACCCACCACGGCTGACCATCCTTCGCCACGACACGAACATCATTGCCTTTAAAGTTGAATATCTGGATCGAATTTTCCATAATTGGACTCTCCTCTCTAACTTCTCGGCTCCCAGCGCGGACAGACAGTCTTGTCGAAAGGCAGGAAGTTGCGTTTTTGCACTTTGGCTTTGTCGCGGCATTCGACGACATGAAAATCGCCGGCCCAATGATCGCTGATCAGCATCGCGCAGTTGAAGCAGGTGGCGCCGGCCGGCCTTACCATTCCGGCATCGCCTCAGCAGGTTCGGCTTCAACAGCGGCTGTTTGTGAAGTTCTGTAGATGTATCCCTGGAGAAAGCAGCAAAGATCCTTGTAGCTGCTGATTTCCACGCGGCCGCTGTTTGGTCCGTCGCCGTAAATAAATGTTTTCTTGCCGCCGTCCAGTGCGTGAGAGATCTCTTTCATCACGCCCATGCTCTGCCACCAGCTGCCGAACACCCACAGCTCGCTGCATGAATCCAGCAGCTCAAAGCAGAATTCCAGCACCTTGTCCTGGTCAAAGTCATCCAGATAGCTGAACGCATGCAGCGGAGACACTGGGATCACTGCGTACTCGTTCTCAAAGTTCGCAATTTCGCGGCATATTTCCGTCACCTTCTGACGGTTTTTATCATTGTTAGTGCCGTTCTTTTGATCCAAACCACGAAGAGGATGCGCTATATAAGCACGTTTCATTGCCGATCTGCTCTCCTTTTTTTATAATGCTTAACGACTACAGGCAGCGCTGGTTCTCCTGTCTCCTTTTCAAATTTGACATCAATATCATGAAAAATGTTCTCCAGCTTTTGAGTACTGACATTGAATTTATCAACATTTAAAATCAGAGCCTTGCGGATCTTGTTCCATGAAGCTCCGGCTAACCTGGCGGCACGTATCTCAACATAGAGTTCTTCGACTATTTTGTATTTTTTCTCGTCGCCATATCGTCTGATATTAAATTTCGCCAAATCCGTGAGCTGCATTCTGGCCTTGCCGAGGCCGATAGTTTCAAATTCTTCGTTCATAGTCTGTCTCCTTAAAATCGAATTCGTTGCACTTCTCCGCCTCGTCGCCCAGCCAATGCTGGCGACCGTCTTTGCGGCAGCGGCGGCGGTTCGAGGCGCGGAAGTCGTCCTGGCAAAGAGGCCGGTCGAAATATCGGCAGTCGCGGCAGCGTAAAATATTGTCCGTGCTGCAGTGGAATGATCTCTTGAAAGAACTGAACATCGTCCGGCCTCCGTCTGTGATATAATCCGATTAACGTCTAATGCTTGTGTTCGCCACACAGGCGTCTTGCTTGGGGAAGGAGCTTTCGCAGAGCTTCTTCCCTTCATTTTTTGATGCCGTTCGGGAACTCCTTCAGCTTTCTCTCAGCCGCCCAGAGGTCGAGGTCCTTCTGGGCCGTGACCTGTGATTTTCTGACGGGCAGCTCTCGCAGGATCACGCGATGCAGCTCCTCTTCGCTGTCTTTCCAGAACGAGCAGAATCTTTTGTCTCCGCCATCTTTTGCGACAAACATCAACCGTCCGTGGTATAAATACTTTTTGACCAACTTATTCACTGCCTTTCTGACGCATCAGATACCGCTCCAGCGCCTCTTGCGCGGCACGCTGCGTCTTATAGACGGTGCCGGCTCTGCTCACATCAATAAGTGTGTGACCGTGTACGGCAGCAAATCCGCTGGCAAGCTTGATAATCCTGTACTCGTCGCTCATGGCCGGTCCTCCGCCTTAGCACACTGGATCAACGCCGTAAACACGATCTTTCCTCCTTTGAATCCAAATAGCGGCAAAACTCACGCCAGAGACCGATGATTATGAAGATCGCGCCTGCCTCGAAGAACGGCGCCACCCACGAGCAGGCGAACAGCGTGCAGGGGTTCTCACTGATCATCGGGGCTCACCTTGACTGCCATGGTTGTAGTCTTTTTGATGCTGTTGAGAATCTTCCGCAGTTTTTTAGCGTCGTACACTGGGGCGTCTAATGTTTCGCGTGCCTGGCGCATGTAGTTTTCAAGGATCGTCAGATGTAACTCGACATTTACCGTGCTAGGCCTGTCAGTCATGGTCTTTATTTCCGGTCCTGTCGATTTCGGTGTAGCGGCGGCACTGGTAATCCAGGCACATTGCCGCGACTTTTAAATCCGGTGTACGCTGCGCCATCATTGCGATAGAGTCGCCTTCGTCATAGTGGGACACGAACTGCTTTATTGCGCTCAGTTCCGCTTCAATGCGCGCTATTGCCCTCTTGATGTCTTCTGCGCGTTCTTCCTGCCCCATCATTCCAACCTCCCGCTTCTCCACGTCCTCACCTGGTGCCGCTGCCTCCAGGCCTGAGCTCTGTCAATCTGCCAGCCCACCAGCAGCGTTGCCGTCACCGCCGCGAAGATCATTATGTTTGCCTGGCTCATGCCGCGCCTCTCTTTGCCTCGGCCAGCAGCGCACGGATGTCCCTCGCTGCCCAGCGTCTTACGTGTCCAAGCCCTTCCAGCGGCTTCGGATACCGGCCCTGCTTTACCCCTTCCCACCAGCTCGTCTTGCTGATGCCTGTCAGCGCCACGATCTCCTTCAAGCAGACCGTTTCTTTCTCATCCAGCATCGTGCCGGTAGGCGCCGGGGCCGCTGCGTCCAGCTTCTTGTCGATGGCCGCCGTCACGCGTTCCACGATGGAATCCACGAACTGCTCCATCTCGCGCCCGCTGATCACAACCACATCGTTCACTTTTCTCGCCTCCGCTTCTGATAAAATTGACTTTTAACTTGCTTGCTTATAAAATTTGGACATCTCATCCCTCCTGGAAATGACGGAATACCCGTCGCAACATTCCTTGAGGGTTATTTTTTTATTGTGCAATTCAAGAACTTCACGTATCCTGAGCTTTAGCTAGTGTCAATACCCGTTCGCAAATTCACCTCAGGGGCTCCTGTGCCGTTATGCCGCTTTTGCCAGTACGCTTTGGATCGATTGCCTGCTCAGGTATGCCTGTGACGTCGACCAGTCCTCCG